TGAAATGTACATTCAAGAATATGTTGGTTTAAAACATGATAATTCACATGGTACAATGTATTTCAATAAAACATTAAATGATTGGTCTAGGTTTGATATAAATAAAAGAACAAAATTTGATGCAACAATTAGTTCGGGTCTAGCAATAATGGCTTGTAATAGACATTTATATGCTCCGAACGCAAAAATAAAAAAAGAACAACTAAATATAAATATTGCTAAATATAAAAATAGCGGTACAATATCTAAATTAATAGAACAAAATGGCTGAAACAGTTAGAAAAGGTGATTTTCCAAGTCAAATAGTTAGTGATTCCGAAAAGGCTAGCAAAGAGTATGGATTAAAAATTGCACAAGCAATAGAGGGCGAATGGCTTGGCAGGAGCTCTAGTATGAATAGATTTTCCGAAAATCAATTAAAATTTCATAAACTACGCTTATATGCTAGAGGAGAACAATCAATACAAAAATATAAAGATGAATTATCTATTAATGGTGATTTATCTTATCTTAATTTAGATTGGACACCTGTACCAATTATATCAAAATTTGTTGATATTGTGGTTAATGGTATTGCTGAGAGGACATACGATATAAAGGCTTATTCACAAAATCCGTATGGAGTAAGTGAAAGAACTAATTATATGGAATCTGTATTACGCGACATGCGTAGTAAAGATTTAAATGATTATATGCAACAAGCTTTTGGGATGAATATGTATGAGAATGATCCCAATATATTACCTGGAGACGCAGATGAATTAGCGATTCATATGCAGCTTACATACAAACAATCTATTGAAATAGCGGAAGAACAAGCGTTAAATACGTTATTTGATGGTAACAGATACGAACTTACAAAAAAAAGATTATATTATGATTTGACTGTTATTGGTATAGCCGCTGTTAAAAATAATTTTTCCACATCAGAAGGTGTTACTATAGAATATGTTGATCCAGCTAATGTAGTTTGGTCGCATACAGATTCTCCGTATTTTGATGATATATATTATATTGGTGAAGTAAAAAATATTCCAGTTAACGAATTAAAGAAACAATTTCCAGATTTAACTAATAGTGAATTAGACGAAATTATAGAACAGGGTGTTTTATCACCACCGTTAAATAACAGCAGTTATAATAAAAAAGACATTGATACTAATACTTTACAGGTTCTTTATTTTAATTATAAAACTTATATAAATGAAGTTTACAAATTAAAACAAACTGCTAGTGGTGGTGCAAAAGTTATTAAAAAAGATGATAAATTTAATCCACCAGATGATAGTAATTTTAGTAAATTATCAAAATCACAAGAAGTATTATATGAAGGTGTTTTAATTGTTGGTAGTAAAAAATTACTTAAATGGGAGATGGCAAAAAATATGATGCGCCCTAAAAGTGATTATACCAAAGTAAAAATGAACTATTCTATAGTTGCACCTAGAATGTATAAAGGTAACATCGAATCACTAGTTAGTAGAATAACTGGATATGCTGATATGATTCAATTAACCCATTTAAAACTACAACAAGTGTTAGCTAGAATGGTACCAGATGGTGTTTATTTAGATGCTGATGGTATAGCTGAAATTGATTTGGGTAATGGTACAAATTATAATCCACAGGAAGCATTAAATATGTTCTTTCAAACTGGTAGTGTTATAGGTAGATCACTAACAGTAGAGGGTGATATGAATCCAGGTAAAGTACCTATACAAGAAATAGCAAGTGGTAGCGGTGGACAAAAAATGCAATCATTAATTGGTACATATAATTATTATTTACAAATGATAAGGGATGTAACCGGATTAAATGAAGCGAGAGATGGTAGTATGCCAGATAAAAATGCGTTAGTTGGAATACAAAAAATAGCAGCTGCTAATTCTAATACAGCAACAAGACATATATTACAAAGTGGATTATTTTTAACAGCAGAAACCGCAGAATGTTTATCACTGAGAATATCTGATATAATAGAATATTCACCAACTAAAAATGCTTTTATACAACAAATCGGTGCACATAATGTGGGTACACTGGAAGAAATGAAAAATCTTCATTTATATGATTTTGGTATATTTATTGAATTACAACCAGATGAAGAAGAAAAACAACTCCTTGAAAATAATATTCAAGCAGCATTGGCAAAAAATGGTATTGAACTTGAAGATGCGATTGATGTTAGAGAAATTAAAAATCTTAAATTAGCTAATCAGTTGTTGAAAATAAGGAGAAAGAAAAAAATAGCTTTAGATCAACAAATGCAACAAGAAAATATTAAAGCGCAAGCGGAAGCTAATGCTCAAGCACAACAAGTTGCAGCACAAGCGGAAGTACAAAAAAATCAAGCGTTAACACAAAGTCAAGCACAATTAGAACAAGTGAAAGCACAAATTGATATACAAAAATTAAAAGAAGAAGCTATATTAAAGAAAGATTTAATGAACCATGAATTTGAACTCAATATGCGTTTAAAACAAGTGGAAGTTGAATCTGTAAAACAAAAAGACACTAATAAGGAAGATCGTAAAGATGATAGAACTAGAATTCAAGCATCGCAACAATCTGAATTAATAGATCAAAGAAAAAAAGAATCACCACCTAAAAATTTTGAATCAACAAATCATGATATTTTGAGTGGCGATTTTGATCTAGGTATGTTTGAACCTACCTAGTAATTATATGTTTAATTTATTATATAATATTATATTATGGCAAAAGTAAAAAAAGAAGACACAGTTAAAGAAACTGTTGAAGCTCCTATGGGAGAAAAGGTTGCGGTAAAAGAAACACCTAAACCAAAAAGAATGAAAAATCTTGGTAAACAAGATGAAACTATTAAAGTTAATCTTAAAGAACCAAAGCAAGAAACTGTAGAGAAACCTACAGACGAGAAACCTCAAGAAAAGCAAGTGGATGATAAAGTTATTGAAGAAGTTCAAGAAAAAGTGGAAGATAAAAAGGAGGTTGATAAAAAAGAAGAAACTGAAAAACCAGTTTTGGAGGAAATTACAAGTGAAAAATCTGATGATACAACTGAAGAAAAAGTTACTGAAGTTGAAGAAACAGTTAAAGAAGCTGTAGAAAAGTCCGAAAAAACCGGTATTGATTTACCAGAAAATATTCAAAAAGTTGTAGACTTTATGAAAGAAACTGGTGGAGATCTTAATGATTATGTAAAATTAAATCAAGATTATAGTAAGATGGATGATAACGCTCTATTGAAAGAGTACTATCAACAAACAAAACCCCATCTTAATAATGATGAAATTGATTTTTTAATGGAAGATTCTTTTTCTTATGATGAAGATACAGATGAACCAATAGCCATTAAAAGAAAGAAATTAGCGTTTAAAGAGCAAGTTGCTAACGCTACAAACCATCTGGACGGGTTAAAGTCCAAATACTATGAAGAAATTCAGTCTGGAGTTAAGTTAACTTCCGAACAACAGAAAGCGATTGATTTTTTTAATAGATACAACACGGAGAATGAGGAGGTTACAAAAGTAACACAACAACAGAAGTCTATCTTTAATGATAAAACAAATAAAGTTTTTAACGATAAATTCAAAGGTTTTGAATATGATGTCGGTGATAAAAAATTTAGATTTAACGTTAGTGATACAGATAAAGTAAAGACAACACAAAGTGATCTTAATAATTTTGTAAGTCAATTTCTTGACAAACAAAATAACATGAGTGATGCTAAGGGTTATCATAAATCTTTATTTACCGCAATGAATGCTGATGCAATAGCTAGTCATTTTTATGAACAAGGTAAAGCAGATGGATTAAAAGGTAGTATTGAAACTTCTAAGAACATTAATATGAAACCTAGACAAGGGCATGAAACAGTTAATACTGGTAGTGGTCTTAAGTTTAAAGTTTTAGGTGATGATTCTACCAAACTTCGATTTAAAATTAAAAATTAAAAGTTTAACAATAAAATTAATAAAAAATGGCAAGTTCATTTCCAATCAGCGCGGGAGATCCCGTAGCTGCGCCCACAAGACAAACCGCGTCGAATAACTACTTAGATTTCTCGACAGGTTGGGCACAACAATATCTACCAGAGCTTTACGAAGCTGAAGTAGAAAGATATGGTAACAGAATGTTATCAGGTTTCTTATCCCAAGTAGGGGCAGAAGAAGCAATGGCATCAGACAAGGTGGTCTGGTCAGAACAAGGTAGACTGCATATTGCAGTAACTTCACAAGCAGGTGCTTCAGGGCATGCTGCTGCGAATAAAATTAGGTTTGCTACAGCTGCAGAAGCAGAATTATTCAGACCCAATGATACAGTTGTATTACATGCACAAAGTGGAACTAGTGCGGGGCATCAAGTAAAAGCTTTAGTTACAGCATCATCTGGAGTTGATATAACAGTAGTATGTTATACTCAAGATGGTTTAGCTGCAAGTGCTTCAGGTAATATTACATTTGGAGACAACACTGTATACAGAGTTTTTGTATATGGTTCTGAGCATAAAAAAGGTGCTTCTTTAACAAGAGACGCTTTAAATCCAAGCTTCCAAACTTTTGACAACAAACCAATTATAATCAGAGACAGATTCATTATCAATGGTTCTGATACTGCTCAAATTGGTTGGGTTGAAGTAAGTGGTGAAGAAGGACAAAGTGGTTATTTATGGTACTTAAAAGCAGAAGGTGATACCAGAGCACGTTTCAATGATTATCTTGAAATGTCAATGATTGAAGCTGAAGAAGCAGTAGGTGATCAATTAGATACAGTGCTAGGAACAGGTACAGGAGCACAAGGTTCTCCAGGTACTGAAGGTTTATTTTCAGCTCTTAATTCTAGAGGTAATGTATGTCTTGAAGCTTTTGGCGACACTTTCGCTAATGATTTAGGAACTTTCGATGCTATTCTTGCAAAATTTGATGCGCAAGGAGCTATTGAAGAAAACATGATCTATTTAAATAGAGCACAAACTTTAGCAATTGATGACATGTTAGGAAATCTTAATTCAGGACAAGCAACTGGTACTGCATCATTTGGAGTGTTTAACAACTCTGCTGATATGGCTGTTAATTTAGGTTTCAATGGATTTAGAAGAGGTTCTTATGACTTCTATAAAACCGATTGGAAATACTTAAATGACAAACAAGCTCATGGAAGTACCACAGGCGGTGCTGGTGGTAAAAAGATCGACGGTGTAATTATACCGGCTGGTGTAAGTTCTGTATATGACGAAGGAATGGGTAAAAATATAAAAAGACCTTTTCTACACGTTAGATATAGAAAATCTGACACTGAAGATAGAAAATTAAAAACATGGATCACAGGTTCTGTTGGAGGTAATATTACTTCTGATGAGGATGCGATGATCGTGAATTATCTATCAGAAAGATGTTTAGTTGTACAAGCAGCTAATAACTTTATGTTATTAAAAAATTAATAACATTATATATATAAAGAGTTAGGCGCTTCGGCGCCTACCCCTTTATTTTTTTAAATTATTTAATTATATTATATTATGAAAAAAGTAAAAGAAAAAGCTATTCCCAAAGCTGAGAAAAAATGGGAAATTAAAGATAGATTATATACGTTAGTTGGAAGACATACACCATTAACATATATGCTTAAATCTAAGAATGTATTTTGGTTTGATGAAGAAAAAGGTTATCAAAGAGAATTAAAAAATACAACAAATCAAATAACACCTTTTGTTGATGAATTTCAAGGGGATGCTAGAATGGAACACATAACATTTATTGATGGTGTTCTTAAGGTACCAAAAGAAAAAGTAACTTTACAAAAATTACTTTCTTTGTATCATCCAGGTTTAAATACAGAATATGTTGAATTTAACCCTGTTAAAGTAGCACATGATGAACTCGCAGATATTGAATTAGAAATTGAAGCTTTAAATCTTGCTAAAGATTTAGATATTGAACATACTGAAGCAATTTTACGAGTGGAACAAGGCAGTTCTGTTAACAACATGACATCTAAAGAATTGCGAAGGGATATTTTAGTTATGGCTAAAAATAATCCACAGTTATTATTAGATTTAGCAAAAGATGAGAATGTTGAACTTAGAAATTTTGGTATAAAAGCTGTTGAAGCTGGATTACTTAATTTATCAAGTGATAACAGATCATTCACATGGGGGAAAAATAAAAGGAAAGTTATGACAGTTCCTTTTGATGAACACCCATATTCTGCGCTAGCAGTATTTTTCAAAACCGATGAAGGTTTAGAAATATATAAAAACATAGAAAAAAGATTAAAATAATAATCATTTATAGAGGTAGTCATCTTTATAGGTGACTACTTACTATAAAATAAAAAGAAATTATGGCAGTAATTATCGATACAGTATATCAAAGAGTATTAGCAGTGGCAAACAAAGAACAAAGGGGATATATTACGCCTCAAGAATTTAATTTATTAGCCAATCAGGCACAGCTTGAAATCTTCGAGCAGTATTTCTACGACATCAATCAATTCAACAGACTTCATGGAAACAGTACAGAATATTCAGATATGTTAGATAACATAAACGAAAAGCTATCACCATTTCAAAAATATATGCAAGATGTTACTGTAACAGCTGCATCAGTTGGTACATTACCTGCTGGTATATATAGACTTGGTACATTAATATATGTAGGTGATACACGTCCAATAGAAATGGAAGAAGTGCAACCAAATGAATTAATAAATTTAGAAAACGCGCCACTCACCAGAGCCACATTAACACACCCATATTATATTAGATTAACAGACACAACAGTAGAACTTTATCCTTCCACTGAATTAAAATCATCATCAAAAATACGTTGTAACTATGTTACAAAACCAGCTGCTGTTAGATGGGGTTTCACATTGGTTAATGATAAAGCATTATATAATAATAGCTCAACATATACAACTAATTTTGAATTACATGAATCAGAGGAAACAAACTTAGTAATAAAAATATTAGAATTATCTGGTGCTGTTATAAAACAACCCGATGTATATCAGATAGCTGATAAAGAAAAAATACAAAAAATTCAACAAGAAAAATCATAAATAAATGCCACTAAATCAATTACAACAAGAAGGTTATTATAAAGGATCACAAACATTATTAGGTAATGGAACCGCAACAGAGTTTATATTATCTACATCTAATTTTGAAACTTTACCAATAGAAGAGGGTGAGTTTAATATATATATAAGTAATATATTACAAGATAATTCTACATATACTTATGTATCCCCAACGTTAACATTTAGTACCGCTCCATCCAGTGGAAGTACAATTATGGTTGAGTTAATTCAATATGATAAACATTATGGTAATTATCAAAATATAAAATTAAAAGACATTGTAACTAATTTCACAGTATCTTATGTTGGTGAAGATAAAATCATATCAAAAATAAAAAGAGCAGATGTTTTATTCCACGCACAACGTGCAGTTCAAGAATTAAGTTATGATACATTACGATCTAACAAATCACAAGAAATAGAAATTCCTCCATCACTCACAATGCCTTTACCACATGATTATGTAAATTATACAAAAGTATCTTGGCATGATAGTAATGGTATTGAACGTATAATATATCCTACTAGAAAAACAAATAATCCTGCTGCTATTTTACAGGATAGTGATTATAATTATATATTTGACGCTAGTACTGGGGAATTAATGTTAGCAGAAAATTCTGAAAAATGGAAAAAATATAAAAGTGGGGTTTCAACAGAATCTACAAATGATCAAAGCGCGAGAGATTTAGAATTATATAATATGGGTGGTCGTTATGGATTAGAACCAGAGTTTGCACAGGGAAACGGTGTATTTTTTATTGATCAATTAAAAGGTTTAATTCATTTTGGCTCAAGTTTAACAGGTAAAACAATAACACTTAATTATATAAGTGATGGATTAAACACAAATGATATTACGGTACATAAATTTGCTGAAGAAGCGATATACAAACATATTGCATATGCTATACTTTCTACAAGAGTTAATATACAAGAATATATAATTCGTAGATTTAAAAAAGAAAGATTTGCTGAGATGAGAAAAGCTAAAATAAGATTATCTAATTTAAAATCAGAAGAATTAGCTCAAATAATGAGAGGCAAGTCAAAAATAAATAAACATTAACAAGACATGCCAGAAATAAAAAGAATATTTACATCAGGTCGTATGAATAAAGATCTCGATGAGAGATTAGTACCTCAAGGAGAGTATCGTGATGCTGAAAATCTACAGTTATCTACATCTGAGGGTTCTGATGTTGGCGCATTACAAAATATTCTAGGTACCACGTTGAATAATATAAAAACATACAACACAACAACTGGTGCTTCTACGGCACACCCATCTAATCTTGGTTATGCAACCATGAAGTCAATTGGTTCTATAGTTGATACACAAAATAATAAAATATATTGGTTTATTGCCGCAACAACTAGTGGTGGTGCTAAAGTTAGTTCTATAGCAGAATTTGATAAATCTACTGGTGTAATTGCTGCCGTATTAGTTGATACCGCTAGCATATTAAATTTTAGTGACTCATATAAAATAACTGGTATTAATGTTATTGAAGGTATGTTATTATGGACAGATAATCAAACAGAACCAAAACAAATAACTATAGATACGTTTAAAGATGGCACAAATGCTAATACCCCATTTTTAGTCCACACGTTATTCCAAGGATCTAATTTTATAGAAGAAAATATAACAGCAATTAAAAAATATCCTTTATCTGCTCCAACTTTTGAAAAAGAAGATGATGGTACATTTCCAACTTCAATGCGAGGGGGAACAACCACAGCGCAAACACAACCTTATAATTTTTATAGTATTACATCTTCACGTGCCTCAAATACAATGATTACTGCTGCTCAGGTTTATAACGTAGATGTAAATATACAAGTTGGGGATACTATTAGATTAACATATAACCCAGGAACTCCAAATGTAGATTTGGAAATAACGATATTAGTTGATAGTGTTACTGATATTTTTAGTCCTACTGGAATTGAATTCACAGGAACAGTTATAACGAAAGATACACGGGTTAATGATGAGATAGGAGATAATGCAGTAATGTGGGAGATTGATTTAGTGGAAAATGATGCTTTTTTTGAATATAAATTTCCAAGATTTGCATATAGATGGAAATATAAAGATGGTCAATATTCTTGTTATTCTCCTTTTTCAGAACCAGCTTTTCAACCTGGTGATTTCGAATATACATCAGATGATGGTTGGAATATTGGAATGGTTAATAGAGCGAGAAGGTTAACATTACGTGGTTGGGATTGGAGTAATTTTCCTGAAGATGTCGAAGAAATAGATATTTTATATAAAGAATCAAATAACAATTTAGTGTATGTTGTTGATACATTAAAAGAAGGTGAAACAGAATTTGAAATCACATCTGAGGTATATGGATCAGTTGTTGAAAGTAATCAATTATTACGACCTTGGGATAATGTACCAAGAAAAGCTAAGGCTCAAGAAATAACAGCAAATAGAGTTGTATATGGGAATTATACACAAAATTATAATGTAATAAAAGAAAATAAACCCGTTATTGTAATGTCAATGAATAGTGATGGGGTTGCTAATGTTACATCACCAGAAAAATCCCTAAAATCATTAAGAACTTATCAATTAGGAGTTACGTATCTAGATGAATATGGAAGAGAAACCCCTATTTTTACCAACAAAACCGCGTCAAAATATATAAATTTAGATTATTCGGATAAAGCTAATAGTATATCGGCAAAATTAACAAATCAACCACCTGTTTGGGCCACACACTTTAAATATTATATAAAAGAGACATCTAATGAATATTATAATTTAGCGTTAGATAGATTTTATCCATCAGAAGATGATAATGTATGGTTAACTTTTCCATCATCCGAAAGAAATAAAGTTCAAGAAGGCGATTTTTTAATATTAAAAAAACAACATGATTCAAATGTGGCTGTTAAGCCATTACGTGAAAGTGATGGTATTACGCAAGAACATAAATTTAAGATACTTAAAATATCAAATGAAGCACCTGAGTTTGTAAGAGAAAAATTTAAAACTGTAGTGCGGTTAGAAGTTAGAACGTTAGATACAACTGGTGGTAATAGACCAGGCGTGGGTAATATTGGTTTTCAATTTAGAGGACCAAGTCATTTAAAAAATCCAAAATTTGCCGAAGCATGGGATTCAGAAGGGGCTTTCAGAATTGAAGTTGGGGGTAATAGAAGTGCATTGTATCCTATAAACGGCGCAAGTTTAACAAGTGAAATAAATCCAAGTAATACAGCTGAGGACGAGGAAGAGGATAATCAAGTATATGATATTCGATTAGATCAACCATTTAGAGAAACTTGGCTTGATGATATGACAGCTGATTCAGCTTTTATTATTAGTATTTATGAACCAACTTCATTTCAATCTGAAGAATTTTTTGGAAGATTTTTTGTAAAAATTCCAAGAAATAGATTAATTCAACAGAATATTGAAGCTGCATTTTCAAGTTCCACCGTAGCATGGGGTACAACAATGGATAAACGTATATATCCTTTTGCATATAATTGGACTTACATGCCTTCCACCGCTAGACCTGATTTGAAATATACAAATGCACCTGATTTCGATAAATATAAAATAAAACCTTTTCCTAAGCCAAAAAAATCCAATAGTCATTTAAATTGGCACGCATGGTCTGATATTTATGCGAAAAAAGAACTTTTTTCTGATTTAGACGGTAGAGACATTAAAATTGATAGACCTAACGTTAATGGTCGTAACTCAGCGAATCTTCAAAAATCCTTCCAACCAGATAATGGAAGAAATTATATGCAAATCCTTGTTGCTGGATACGCTGGTGGAATTGATTCTCCTTTAATAATAGGTCATTATACTAATGATTTTTTAGATAAAATTTCACAAATAGGTACAATAATTAGGTTTGGGTATGAAGCGCGGGTTAATAGACTGGATAGCGATGATGGTACCTACATGGTGTTGGGCGATAATCTTTATGAGACCACGAGAACTATTCAACCTACCGCTGAAAGAAGAGGGTGGAGAACTGCTAATCTTATAAATAGGAAAGCAAGAAAAAGAACTTGGAACGCTAGACTTGTATACGATATTGAATTCCAAAATATTGGATCACCCATGGGTGTTACTGCTAATATGATGGCTTCTGGAATAGCTGGTACAAATTTTGTACCGGTTGGTGATGGTACATATCAAGAAGAGTTTTATAATGATCCAGCGAGAGGTCTTACGGGAGCGGACAACTTATATGGTCCTCTACCGAATGGCGCCCATTTTCCAACACATATTTTTATACAAGAAAGGGTTTATGTTGATGATGACAATGAAACATTGTCAAGTAATAACCCAGCGATATTTGAAACTGAACCAAAAGAAGATATTGATTTAGATATTTATTATGAAATAAGTGACGCACATCCTATTAGCGCGCATGGAAACACACAAATATTAGATTGGTTTAATTGTTATTCTTTTGGAAATGGGGTTGAATCAAATAGAATACGAGATGATTTTAATGCTGTTATAATTGATAAAGGTCCTAAAGCTTCTACTGTACCAGCAGAACAATATAAAGAAGAAAAAAGAAAAAGTGGATTGATATGGTCTGGCATATTTAATTCTAAAGCTGGTATAAATAGATTGAATCAGTTTATTATGGCAGAAAAAATTACTAAAGATGTTAATCCTTATTATGGTAGTATACAAAAATTACATTCAAGAAATACAGATTTAGTTACGTTCTGTGAAGATAAAATTATAAAAATATTAGCTAATAAAGATGCTTTATACAACGCAGATGGAAATACGAATTTAACTGCCACAGAAAATGTATTAGGACAAGCAATTCCATATATAGGTGAATATGGTATAAGCGATCAACCAGAGTCATTTGCATCCCATGCATTTAGGGTATATTTTGCTGACAGATCAAGAGGAGCTGTATTACGTTTATCAAGGGATGGACTAACCAACATAGCAACAAAAGGAATGACGGATTATTTTAATGATAATTTACCATCATCATTATTAATGCTAGGTAGTTATGATGAATCAAAACAATGTTATAATTTAACACACACATCTGCAACTAAAGGAAAAGATATTACAGTAAGTTTTGATGAACGTGTAGGTGGTTGGACAAGTTTTAAATCTTTTGATCCAGAATGTGCGGAATCTTTAGATAGTGTATATTATTCTATAAAAACTGGTAATTTATGGTCCCACACTAACACTAAACGAAATAGATTTTATGATGTAACAGCGGGGGAAAATGATCCTACCAAATATTATAATTCATCAATTAATATATTTTTAAATGACCAACCTTCTGTTGTAAAGAATTTTAAAACTTTAAATTATGAAGGTAGTAAATCACGTATTTATACTTATGATGATGATAACCCTAGCGCAACAACTAATACAACGGGTTGGTTTTGTGAACTTATTACAACAAATTTACAAACAGGGGGTGTGAAAGAATTTCTTGATAAAGAAGGTAAATGGTTTAATTATATTAAAGGTGAATCAACAACTTGGAGTAATAGTGCAAATGATGGTAATGTAGATCCTAATGAATTTTCAGTACAGGGTTTAGGTGTAGTTACGGTTTGTAGTGGAGCTACTGTTCCTACAAAGCGAAATATAACGGTCACAGCAAATATTACAAATCCTTCGGGTTGTAAAGTTTCTGTTGGTGAAGGTACAACGTTTACAGCTAGTTTAAGTGAAGTAATAAGTAAAACAATTAACGGAGGAACAGCGATCGTTATTACATTAACACCACTTCCTGGATTTGTAATAAAAGCCAGTGATTTTACATATGTAGAGGAAACAAGTTTACCTGTAACGGAAACAATTCCACTTACAGATGGTCACACTAATGCACAGGCTAATCCAGATATTTTTTATGATACTGGCACACCGGATACAGTGGGGAATACAGTACAGGCTAAAATTCCATTAGACTTTACTGTTCACGCATCATCAACATTAGATCAAACTATTGTAGTTGGTATTGGATGCCTTTGTGGTGAAAAAGAATATTCTTTAACCGCTAAATACCATATTGATGAAGAAAATACAGATCTTAACGATGTATCAAATGCTGTATATACAGTATCTTCAACGGAAAATGTAGAAGAAGAAATAGCAGTATTAGATAAAACATTTACAGCAGACCTTAATCATTATTTTGAAATACATCCCACAATAAGAATAACACAATTAGACACAACAAAAGGTACTTATAGAACTGTAATAACAACAACGGGCGTTGGGTATGTTGAGGGTGGATTTCAAAAGAAAATACGTTTTCAAGTATTTTATACACCATCCAACGTAGATGCTATAGGTGACGAAGTACATTTTTACGCTAGAGCTGTAACTATGACCGATATTGCTACACCTTTAATTACATCATACACTTTAAATCAAAGTTTATTACCAATTGGTGGTGAATCGAGAGAAATGACAATTTATGGAACTCAAGGTGCTGAATATAGATTAAACGTAGAATCAGCCACACACGGCCTTTCATCTTTAAACCCTTCACCATATAATCATTATGTAGATCACGTTACAGATGGAATACAAAACCAATTTACCTTAGAAAATATTTATGATGCAGTTAATGGTGATACGCTAACAGAATTACATAATAAAGTTACATCTAGAGATCAAATAACGGTTTGGGTTAGTAGTGTGGATAATGATAGTAGTGGGATACCACCTGCTAATGGTGCTTTAAAGGTTGGTGCAGGTGAATTAACAAGTTCAATATCTAA